AAACTTTCTATGTTTTAGTACTTCTATTGAGTCCATATATTCCTTAGTTGAAAAAATCCATCAATGTAGCTTGTGTACCATAAGAATCATCAATATACCAGTTGATGGCATTTGTGATGAATTTTAGTGGTTCCACATATGCTTTATCAAATTGTTTACCATAGTCGATATACTTTGTTATCTCCAGTTCTGTAGGAAACTCTGAGATAAAAGTAAAAACATTTATCTGATAAGGATTTGGATTCTTCAGATGAACGAATTTGATTTTCTCACCATCCAAGATTTCTGGATATCTGTTTCCAAGTCCCTTATCTTTGATTTGATAGTTGTACATCAAGGCACCTTTAACGTGCATTGGTGTACCTTTTCTGAAGATACAACCAGACTCTTTCCATTTACCCATTCCATTACAAGTTCTGGGAAACGCAATGAGCTCTGCATTCATCTTCATCCAATCCTTACGAAAGTCCTGTATAAAATCGTTAAGGTCTTTTTCAGAACCATTCATGATTACATTCAAAGACTCCTTGATTTTATCACGACAAACTTGTGGAGTTGAAGATTTAACAGCTTCAATACCCATCATTTTCAGTTTGGGTTTTGCATACTGCACACCTTCCGAATTATGTACATTCAGTATGTACCTTTTCTTTGCAGTCCAGATACCCTTGTCTGCAATCACTTCTCGTTTCATGAACATCTTCTGTTCATATGCATTGACATACTCTGCCAATCTTTGATACTCACCATCAATAAAAGGTTCTAGTTTTTCAGTGCAGATTGTGTCTAGAAACTTTACAGGGTCTTTTGGATTCAATCTTTCGATTAAGGTATCAAACGTGATGTAAACAGAGTCAGTATCAGAAGCGAGAACATAATCAACATTATCAGTTTGTAGTAATCCATTGAGATGTTTATTGAGAGACTTTTCGATCCAACGAATAGATAACTGTCCACCATAAGTAACAGCCTCTGCAATCCTAATGTCGTAGAAACGAAAGTATTGATTACCGATTGCACCATAAGCAGAGTTAAGTGCAATCTTGAGTGCCATTTGTTTGTTACCATGTCTTGATATCTTCTTCAGAAGCTCTGGATTCTTTGTGTTTTCATACTCTTGTTGAGCTTGTAACATCTTCTTCTTTTCGACCTTACGTTCATTGTACATCTTGAAAAGAAGTTCTGGAAGGAATCCATGTTTTTTTCTGGTGAAGAGTGCTCCATTTGGAGTCAAGGTTTGATTCTCTGTCTTGAGAAAGTCTGTATCAAACATTTCATCCAACATAGAGTCTACACTTGTAGATTGATTAGTCATATCTACAATTGTCTCTGGAGAAATGTTGTACTGCATAATCAGATGAGGATACAGACTGTTCAGGTCAAAACTAACAACCCATTTGTGTAAACCAACTTGTGGGTCTTTGACGTATGCACCAGCATATGCTTCTTGTTTCTCCCTGCGAACAATTAAAGGAATCTGAATATTCTTGTCTCTCAAGTAGTTGTACATAATGACATCCCACATTCTTACCTGAGAAAAGACATCTCCATAATTACACTTTGCACTATACGCCATAGTGAGAATCAAATCAATCAATCTCATCTTGTCTTCAAGTTTATCGACTAACTCCACATCTTGTATGTTGTAGTCAATAAAAGATTGGTAATCATTTTGATACCACTCTCTGAATGTATTGAAAGGATTCTTTTCCTTTTGTTCACCAAGTTCAACAAATGCGATATGGTCTAGTCTATAACTCTCTTGTGCAGAATAGGTAAACTTCTTGTAGAGGTCAAGATAATCAAGTTGTTCAAGACCCTTGATTTCATAGCAGATATGTTCCCGACCAGCTATGTAGATTGAGTCTTTGAATACAGATTTCCATACAGAGAGTCTTTTGATTTCCTTCTCACCAAAACGAGTTTGAATACGATGAATCAGATAAGGTAAATCATAGAACTTTGAGTTCCATCCAGTAATAACGTCTGGTTTGGTATCTTCCCAAAATACAAGAAATCTTTTGATGAGTTCATCCTCATCGTCACACTTGATATAATGAACATCGTCACGACTGTTCTTGTATTCACCCACACCAAACACAACAATCTTTTTAGACTGATGATTCTTGATGGTAATGGCAAGAAGAGGTTCCTTTGCATCTTCAACTTTAGGAAATCCACTTTCAGACTCAACCTCAATATCAATTGTGACAATCAGAATATCATTGAGATTCCATTTGATTTCATCTCTCCAAGTGTCAGAGATATATTGAAACTGCCAACGAGTCATACCATAGACCATTCCAGGCTGGTCTTTGTATGCTTCGACAAAATCCTTAGCTTCAGATATAGACTGATGTTTGACAGGTATCAAATACTTGTCATCCAAAGTCTTGAAGTTGGTAGGTTTTTTAGATGGGACAAATAGGGTAGGTTCAAGTTTGTGGCGTTCTGAGACACGTTGACCATTCTTGACGCCACGAACAAGAACAGTATTTCCAAAGTTGGTTACATTCGTATAAAAATCCATATATCTCCAAGTTTCATCATATAGTATATCTCCTCAATTTGAAAAAGTCAAGACTTTTATCCATTCAATTGTACATTAGATAATATGATTCCAGAACCATATTTACTGTTCCATGCATCTCTAGCTGCATCAACTGGTTCAGTAATACAAATGGTCCAATCCTTAGAAACTGTTACGTTGTTGTTTTTGGAAAAGGGAGGCCATGGAGCAAAACCCATACCTTCCTGTGTAGGGATAATCTGGCAAGGATTGGCGATGGTAACAGAGTCTCCCACTACTGTAACATCACCGATTAGTTCCTCGCCAGACTTCAGTTTTATTAATTTAATATCACTCATCCTTCTTTTTTCCTATGTTGTATTTTGTCTCAAGAATCCACTCATCCTTATCTTGGAATGAGAGAACCTTAATTTGACTCAAAGGAGCTTTAGGTTCTGCTTCGCCTACAAGAGAGACAAGACCCCAATCACTCAAAAGACCAGCGATTGTGTTTCGTCTTTCTATATCATTATCAGTTAGACTTGATTTCTTACCATCAAGTGCAAATAGTTCCTTGAAATGTACAACATAGTACTTCCCCTTCTTATGAAGGAGATGACAGGACTGATATAGTTTTCTTTCTTTTCTCGATGCAACACCAATTCTTGATAAAGTCTCTCGTACCTTTAAAAAGTCATCAGGCTCCTTGAGAGATACCTCCAGCATATTTTCTGGAGTCCAATTCAATTCACTTTCCATATCCACCTTTATTCAGTTTGTCTTGGATATATTCTAAGTCATCATCTGAAAGGATTTTAAGTGCATCCTTTGCTTTTTGATCACTATATCCAAAGTATTCCTTTACTAATTCTAAATTATCAATTTTAGAAGCTTTCAACCAAGGCGCATAGCGTTTTCTTGGTCTAATACTATTTAGAAGGAAATCAAACTGAAGGCGGTTGTCTAGATAGTGACATTGATTCATCTCATTCACCAAAAGAACTGTATCTGGGAATGGATAAACAGCTTTATTGACGATGAAAGGGGTATATTTCTTCTCCCACATTTCATCGGGGGAATCCATCAACTGGTCTTTCGATTCGTTGATGGCTTTAGCATAATCAAATGGACTATAGCTCATGAGAAAAACTCCGACAAATCTGATACACGTTTGTCTTTACGTATCTGTCTATGAAACTCTGAGTGTTCTTTAACACCATTTTCAAACTGAGATACAGGGACTTCATGAGTGTCATTATTAATATAATCATCCAATCTACGATGAGCTTCAACTGCATCATCTGGAATAGATAGTTTTGTAAAGGGTGAGTTTGGGTCATCTTTAATTCCCCATTGTTTTACCCAGCGTCTAATAGTTTCCCAAGAATTAGAACCTTGACCATCTACAAGAGATGGATGAGTTTGGTATAACAAATCTTTTTTATATGTTAATCCCTGAGACATAAAGTACAACCAAGGTCCACCAAACATACCCTCTTGGTCATGAAACTTTGTATGGTTTCGACTTTCCAACATTGCAGACATCAAGTTAGTCTGAAACTCTGATTTGAAATCTTTCAGTTCATACTCAAACTTCTCTGGAAGATTCTGTATCTTTTTCTGAAACTCTTCCTTAGTTTTGAAGTAAAATGGATATTCAGAGCCAAGCACATCTCGCATCATTGGTGTGTCATAAATCAAAGTTGGAGTTCCAAGTTGGATTGGGTCTTGAACACTTAGATTCCAAGTTCCGTACCCTTTAATGATACCAATTGAAGCATAACAATTTTTTAGGTAGTCTGAGTACAGCTCGTATGACTTCTCTTGAGGGCGTCCAAAATACTCATCGTAAGCGTACTTAAATCGGTCACCTACAGGAGATTGTCCAGATTGCGGTTTCTTGATGGTATGGTCTGTACAATACACCACATATTCTGGTGGTAGTCCTTCCATATATTCTGGAAGAATATCTCGACCAGTTGTACTGTGCCATCTGTGATTAAATGCAATAGGTTTTCCACCTCTCGCCCATAAATCATTATCTTTTTTTGGAAGTTGATTGGCTGCAAGTGGCATATAGGACAACTTATTCTTAATGGTATCATTCATGTCAATCACA